TTCAAGAGCCACCCCATCATCAAGACGATTGCCTCGGACGCCACCATCGGTTTGTTCGCAGCAGCGCTCACGCTCAAGGTCGGACAAGGTCTATCCAAGATACCAGGGCTCGGACAACTGCTAAACAAGATCCCTGGCTTCTCCAAAGTCTTTGGAGGCCAGCCAACTGCGGCGCAAGCGCAACAACAGATTGCCTTGCTTGAGAAACTGGTTGTCAATACCGGCGTCTCAGATACCGAAGAAGCAGTCATCGCGGAAGAAGATGCTAAGGGGAAGAGCGCCAGTTTCTTATCGTCCATTGTGAACAAGCTCGGAGGAGTCAGCGCACTTGCTCGCATGGCTCCGCTACTCGAACTCGGCGGGAACTTCGCCGCAATCGCTCTGGCAAATGCAACCGCGCCAGGGCCAGACACCACCACCACCTACAACAAGTCAAGCCTCGCGGAGCTTGACGCGGCGCTGAAGAGGTCTCACTACACCGCAGAACAGATGGCGTTCATCAACAAGCAAATCGAGTCCGGTGCTGGCGCGACCCTTATGTTTGACCCCACAGACCCAAACTCGCACCCCCTCGACCTCTATAACCCAAAAGACTCGGGTTACGTCGAAACCTATGCAGGGTGGCGGCCGAACCAGTACCAAGTGGTTGGCAAGACCACCATCAACTTGAACATTAAGGCGAACTAGTGGCAAACTTTGACAACACAACAGGAGCAAACGAGACTTGGAACATCACCATAGATGCCTCGGTCATCGCAAAGGCGCTCGTCAATAACAAGGCGTTCATCAAAGCCCTGGCAATCGAAATCCGCAACGCCCAGACCAAAGACAGCCGCCGGATGCAGAACCTCTACGGCACCACCGCCCAGCGCCCCAGCCCTAAACCTGCCACGAAAGGCCGCCTCTCGTGACCATCGCCTCGCTTCCTGCCATCAAGGTCTACATCGCCTTCAACCCGACGGCGAGCGGCAACACCCTGACCACCGCAAACACGGTTCCCCTGACCAACTCGTCCTACTGGACAGACTGCTCGGCGTACCTGCGCGACTTCTCCACCAAGTCAGGCAAGCAGCACTACCTTGACCGCGTAGAAGCGACCACCCTCAAGGCCACGCTGAACAACCGCGACGGCTTCTTCAACGGATCGCCGAACACCATCACGGCGCGTCTGCCCATCGCCATCACCGCCACTTGGTCAGGCACGACCTACCCCACCTTCTACGGCATCATTGACAGCGTTTCGGAGAAGGTCGGCGACGCCCTGAACTCCGACCTCGACGTGGAGGCCAGCGACCTGCTCAAGTACCTGAGCCTCAAGTACCTGCACCGCCCCTCGTTCTGGCAGACCTACGCGGCCTCCCCTGCCGCGCAATCGTGGTATCGGTGCTCGAACTACGCCGTCGCTACGGTCACGAGCGCAACGTCCAACTCTGCCGGAACTGCCATCACCTACAACATCATCAACTCGACGGTGAACTTCTACGTCGGCGGCAACGTCACGGTCACGGGGCTCGCAGGGCTTACCACGTTCAACATCACGAACCTGCCCATCGCCTCGGTAACGTCCTCTGGTGGCGTGGTCACGTCCTTCACGGTGAACGTGACGGTCACGGCGAACACCACGTCGCAGTCGGCAGGGCTGGTCTACCTCAACACGCTCTACGACTACATGGGCAACACCAACGGCACGTTCTCGGGGCAGATCTCCTATCCGGACAACGGCGTCATCATCTACGACACCGACGGCTGTGTGGATCTCTCAGGCTCGGGCAACGTCGCAGCCGGTGCGCTCTCCCTGCCTCGTCCTTCGTCCTCGCCCAACTTCGGCGGCATTGACTTCTGGGTGCTCGGTCAGCAGACCAGCCTCAACCAGATTGCCCAGGTCTATTTCAACGGCACCGTCTCAAGCTCGTACTCGGTAGTCCTCTCGGTGGGCAACGCAGGCGTCTTGCACTGCTTCATCGGTGGCTCGTCATCGGCAGCAGCCTCAAGCAGCAACTTCATCAACGACGGCTACTGGCACCACGTCGGGCTCGCCATCATCTCGGGAACGCTGTATCTCTACTGCGACGGAGTGTTCTACTCCACTGGTCAGATTGCGACGGAAATTACCTACCCGACTGGCGGCATCGTCATCGGCGCAAACGCCTCCAACGTGTTCTCCTACAACGGGCAAATTGACGAAATCGTCATCTCTAGCGTGGCCTCGACGGTTCCCACCGAAATCCAGCAGCGTTACCGCGCAGGCTCCATGCTTCAGTTGGGCTACCCCGTCACGCCGAACAAGTGCTACTCGGCAGACCGCATCGGGGAAATCCTGACCCTGGCAGGCTTCGGCACGATTACCGGCGGAACCTCAAGCGCACAGGCTTCCCTGAGCGTCCCTCAGCTCGTCATTGGCAACGGCCCGAACACCGCCGGAACCACCCCCTACTCCTACGGCTCTGGGCAGGGCGCAGTCGCCACCGAACCGTACTACTGGGACAGCCCCATCAACGGATCAACGGCGCTCGACCTCATCCAGCAAATCACCGACACGGACATTGGCTCGTTCTACCAGTACCGCAACGGGCAGTTCCACTTCAACCCCCAGACGTACTACGGCACATGGTCATTCACCCCAGCCTCTACGCCGGTGGGAACCCCGACCTACTCATGGACGAAGGGCAGTTACGCCAACGTCAATACCATCTCGGACGATGACACCGGCTACCCCTACGAAATCAACGGCCTAGACATTCTCACCGATGACGTAGACCTCTGGACTACGGTACGCATCACCCCTCAGGCTGGCGTAGACCAAATCTACGAGAACACCGGCAACGAGGGGCGCTGGGGATACTCAACCCTGAGCAAGTCCTCCACCGTCTCGTGCTCGCTGGCCGACGCGCAATCAACGGCCTACTTCCTCGGCTACATCTTCCGCACTCCGCTCCCCCGAGTGAACAGCGTTACGCTAACGAGCGAGGTGACGGTGGGCGGTGTCGAGGGATACAACCTGCCAGTCATGCTGGGCGCAAACTTCGCCGACGTGATTGCCTTCCGACGCACCCCTCCCAACGCCGGAACCTCGCCCTACATCAACCTGCAGATGGCAGTCGAGAGCATCACGCACGACTTCAGCGCCGACCCTGGCTACTGGCACACGACGCTGACCCTCGACCCGTACCCCGTGAGGAACTAATGGCAATCAAGAACACGACCACCTACGGCGCACAGCTCACTTCCCTCGGCGACGGATCGGATAGTTCGTTCTGGCGGCAGGGTGGCGCGTGGAGTTCAGGCACCCCCACGAACGCCGGTATCAGCATCGGCACGGCCTTCTCGGGCAACCCCTACATCGCTACGGTCGGTCTGGTGACGAACGCCAACATCTCGGGCTTCTTGACCTACCTCGTCACGTTCAACCTCGGCGCAACGGCAGACGCCCAGCCTGCGACGGGTCTGTTCGTAGGGCTGGGCAACGGAGCCTCATCCACGCCGTTCTACAGTTACGAGATTGGCGTCTTGGAGAACTCGGGTCAGCAGTTCTCGGGCTCGTACATCTACCAGCCTGGCAGCATCCAGCCCTTCTACCTGACCCTGCAGGCAAAGACCGCAAGCGGAACCGCGACCCTCGCGTTCGGCAGTATCACCGTCATCGGCATCAACTAAGGAGCATCATGTCCGACACACGCAACGCAATCGTCGAGTGGGCGAAGTGGGCGCACGACAACAAAGCGCACTTCAACTACACCGAAGGCCCCGAGCGCATGAGCGCCATCGGCGTCTATCCCCCCAAGTTCCCCATCAACGCTGACTGCTCGGCGTTCGTGACGTGGTGCTACTGGATCGCGGGCGCACCAGACCCCAACGGCCTGCACTACGACCACGAGGGCTACACCGGAACCCTGCTTCACGGGCTGGAAATCCCCCGCGACCAAGTCCAGCCTGGCGACGTAATCGTCTATGGCCCTGGCACCGGCTGGCACACCGCGCTCGTCATCGAGGCCGGAGCCGACCCCCTCACCATCTCACACGGTCAGCAGGGAGACCCCAGCCTCGTCCGAGTGAGCCAAGACGGACGCCAGCCCCAGCGTTACCTGCGCTTCAAGACCGAAGGCACCCCTCGCTACCCCGACACCAAGCCAGCCCCCAAGCCGGTCGAGCCTGCCGCCGTCGCACCCCAGCCCGTCGCTGACCTGACGCACATTCAGAGCGCACCACAAGCCCACCAGACCCCCCTAGAAGCCCCTGTCGCGCCCGCCGCGCCGCAGGTTGAGGAACCAGCCACCAACAAGACGCACATGGGCTGGCCTCTGCTCAAGGAAGTCGAGGCCGTTATCGAGGCCGTTATTGAAGGCCCTGCCGCATAATGCTTGGCCTAGACCTAAACTCGTTCAACTTCTGGGTTCAGTTGCTCGTCTCCATTGGCTTCCTGCTCGGTTTCGTCTGGGGAGGCGTCAAGGTGGTCAATCAGATCCGCATCATGCTTCATCACGGCATAGCGACCAAAGCGTCTGACCTCGCCGCCGAGAAGCTCATCGAAGAAATCGAAGAAATCAAGAAGCAGTACCGCCCCAACTCGGGCTCGACGATGCGCGACGCTATTGACCGCATCGAGAAGACACTCGGACGCCTCGACCTGAAACTGGACACGGTGCAGAGCGAACTGGACAAGCACCTCGGCTGGCACTCGGCGGATAGGTAATGCTCCGCAAGCAAAGCCACTGGGACTTCCACCCGCACGTCCGTAGCGGCGATGACCGAACCTTCGGGGAGCGGTGCGCCGACGCTATGCGGCACGGCATGGGCTCGTGGCCCTTCGTGTTCGGCTTCATGGGCGCGATGGCTGTGTGGATGGCGTACAACGTCATCGCAGGCCGCCCCTTCGACCCGTACCCCTTCATTCTGCTCAACCTCTGCCTTTCAACGCTGGCAGGTCTGCAGGGGGCAATTCTGCTAATCGCCGCCAAGCGAGCGGATCGCATCTCGTCGGAGTTGGCAAAGTACCACCTCGAAGTTAGCGAGAGCATCAAGCAGATGCTCGCCGACCACAAGCAGATGCTAGAGGAGTTGGGCAAATGAAGGTCTGGCTTGACGTGGCGCTCTACTCGGGCATCGGGTCGGTCTGCATGGTGTTCCGCGACATCCTGGCAACCGTCCTGACCAAAGCAATCGCACAGGGCAGGCACAAGCTCGCAGGCAACATGGACGGCCTCAGCGACATTGTGAACATCGTGCTCGCTTCCTATTCTGGGGTACAATTGGTACACCTCGGATGGCGTGGCTGGCTCGGCATTATCCCGATAGGCGTAGTCGGTAAGTACGTCACACAACACGCAACCAAGTGGTCGCACGAGAACCTCAACGAAGGAGCCTAAATGTCAGTCTCACTGACCAACCTAGTAGCACCCACAATCGCCGAGACAAAGTCTTGGACTGTAGACCAAATCGCTCAAGGCTACAAGACGGATCAGCGTTTCGAGGTCTACAACCTGCGCTCGCTTCGTGAGGTAGATGCCACCGGCGCTATTACCACGTTCCCACTCGGAACGCACGGCCCTTTCGTGCTTCTCGTGGACAGCGAACAGATCCTCTGCGGCGACGCTGACTACGACACCCAGAGCGTTACGGTCTACAACTCCTCGCTCGGCAACGGACGTGGCTACTCAGGTACGACCATCGCAGCTCACACCCCAGGCGGCTCAGGCACTCCGAACGTGACGGTGGTCTCGACCTCAACGTCTCCCCAGCCTGTCGTACCTACCGCCAGCACCGTGACCCTGACCTCGGGAACGGCAGTTCAGAACACCGCCTCGACTGGTGCGATCTACTACATCGGCATCACCGGCGGCACGGCTGGAACCGTCTCAGTCGCTATCGGCGCAACCTCGGCAACCGCAACCACCATCATCCCTGCTGTGGCTGGTAACGCTGCGAACTCGCAGACCCTGACCGTTCAGGTTCCCACCGGCTGGTACATCAAGGTCACGACCTCGGTGGCCACCATCAACGCATCAACCGTAATTGTTACCGAGAGCATCTAAGGACTAACCAATGGCACTACTCGCCGTCGCATCAGAGAACACCGCCATCTCAGCAGTGTTCGTCCCCTCAACCACCTACTACTTGAGCCTGCACTCGGCAACGCCTGGTCAGAACGGCGCGAGCGAAATCACCGGCGGCTCCTACGCCCGTCAGGTCATCCAGTTCGGCGCGGCCTCGGGTGGCGCGGAGAGTTCCACCGACAGCCAGACCTTCACCAATCTCCCTGCAGAAGCCTCGGGCATCCCCTACTTCGGCATCTGGACGGCGGCAACGGGTGGCACCTACCTCGGCGGCGGCACGACCACCGGCTTGACGGGCTCGCTCCCTGCTGGTATCTCGGTGAACTTCGCCACTGGTGCGGTCACGCTCTCGTTCTCGTAGTGGAAGCCACGCCCGAGTTCAACGGCGTCGCCAACGCCACCTACACCCTGCCAGAATTGCCTAAAGAGGACTAACCAATGGACGCCCTAAACGACTTCGCCTACAGTCTCGTCGCGACACCCCCATCACCGGCTACGTCCGGCACGTCGCTGACCGTTACGGCAGGTCAGGGCGCTCTGTTCCCTGCTCCCCCCTTCTCGGCAACCATCTGGCCTGCTGGCGTTCAGCCCCTCTCGACCAACGCCGAAATCGTCCGAGTGACGGCGGTGTCCACCGACACCTTCACGATCACCCGAGCGCAGGAAAGCACGACCGCCCAGAGCATCACGGCTGGCTACCAAATCGCCCAGACCGTCACGGCTGGACTACTGCAGGAACTCGCCCCCCTCTCGGGCGCAACCTTCACCGGCCAAGTGGTCGTGCCAGACCTCAAGGTCACTGGCCTCACGGGTGCGACCGCCAGCTCGTCGCGCCTCGTCGGAACCACCACCTCAGGGCCGCCCACCTCAGGAACCTTCACGGCTGGCGACATTGTGGCCGACCAGACCGGAACCTTCTGGCTCTGTGTCTCTAGCGGTACGCCTGGCACTTGGACAAACGAAGTCCCCAATTCCCTCGTGAACCGCTCCGCAACGGCAACCGCAGGCATTGGCGAGTTCACCATCTACGGCACCTCGGGAACGTCAGGCCAGACCATCACGCTCCCCGCCAACCCGCAGAACGGCGCGATCTACCAAATCAAAAACCTGTCGCCCTACACCGTGAACATCCTCGGTGGCACGAACTCCATCTCCGTCTCGGGCACCGTCTACGGAGCCGCTACGCCTTACACTATCCCCCTCAACGCCGCCTACTCGTTCGCGTTTAGCGGAGGCGTCTGGTACTGCTTCTTGACCACCGACCTCGCCAAGCAGTCGGGCGTCTTGCCCATCGCCAACGGTGGCACCAACTCCGCGACCGGCGCACTCCCTCTGACGGGTGACGTGACCGGAACCGCCACTGCCTCGGTGGTCGGCGCTATTCAGGGCAAGAGCATCAGCTCGACGCAGGCCACCGTCCTGTCGCAACTGCCCTCTACCACCGTGACGCACAACACCGCGAGCAACCCCACCGTCACGGCTGGTGAGTTCTCGGTAGTCCCCTCGTCGGGCGTTACGGGTGCGCTCACCCTCACCCTGCCCTCGGCTCCGGCAAACGGCACCATCAACTACATCTTCAACCAGAACGTCACCTACTCCATTACCCTCGCCGCAGGTGGCACGGACAAAATCCAGTACGGNTCTAGCAACGTGTCCTCGGTGTCGCTGGCCTTCCTCTATCCGGTCTGCTACNNCATCGAGTATTACGGTGGCACNTGGTACGCCATCGCTGGCCCCTTCAACGGTATTCAGGGAAGCGGCGCGTCAGTGTTCGCCACCAGCCCGACGCTTACCACGCCGACGCTCAACGTCCCCACGCTCAAGTCGGCACTGGAAACGGCCTACGTTGATACGACCGCGCTGAACGGAACCTACAACGTCTACGTCTCGACCAACGGCTCGCTCATTCTGAACACCGGAACGCCGAGCGCAAACTTCACGTTCAACGTGGCCTCGACCTCAAGCGTCGCGCTGAACACCCTGCTCGCGGTCGGTGGCGCAGTCACTTTCACGGTGCTGGTCACGAACGGATCATCAAACGCCTACTACCTCACCGGCATCTCGGTAGACGGCACCTCGCAGACCGTGAACTGGCAGGGTGGCTCCGCTCCCTCGACCCCAGCCCTCTCGACGATGTA